ATGGAATGTGAGTTTTAAACACTTTTTTGAGAGCGTAAAGCAACAAGGCAGCTATGACAAATGGCTTGAACTTGCAAAGGATATTCGTAAGAACGGAAGTATTCCGGCAAGAATAGCTTTGGCGGCTTCGTTTTCAAGTGTGCTTGTAAACCCTTTGGGGGCATTGCCATTCTTTACGCATTTTTGGGGAACAACCGAAAGCGGAAAAACTGTTATGTTGATGCTTGCCGCCAGTGTGTGGGCAAATCCGAAGCTTGGTGAGTATATACATACATTTAACAGCACAAATGTTGCACAGGAATTGGCAGCAACGTTCGTCAATTCAATGCCTCTTATCCTTGATGAATTGCAAATCATAAAGGACAAAAAGGATTTTGATAATACAATATATCAGCTTACGGAGGGCGTGGGACGTTCACGTGGAGCAAAAACGGGCGGACTGCAAAAAGTAGGCACATGGGCAAACTGTATTATGACAAACGGCGAAGGACCTATTTCAACAGGTTCAAGCGGAGGCGGAAGTGTTAACCGTATTATTGAGATTGAGTGTAATAATGGTACTTTATTTGATGATTGCCGATATGTAGCTGATACTTTAAAAGCAAATTACGGTTTTGCCGGTAAAATTTTCGTAGAGAAGCTTCAGGAAAAAGGAGCTTTTGAAAAAGCAAAGGAAATTCAGAATGAATATATAAAGGTATTATCAAAGTCAGAAACAACAGAGAAACAAGCTATTTCTGCAAGTGTCATTCTGACAGCTGATAAGCTTATTTCAGAGTGGATTTTCAAAGATGAATGTAATTTGACGGTTGAAGATATAAAGCCTTTCCTAAGTACCAGGGCGGAGGTTTCAAACAACCTTAGAGCATATGAATATCTTTTTGACCGTATTGCAATGGCGGAAAACAATTTTGCACCGAAGAATGATGGGAGCCGTGAGTTATGGGGAATAACTGATGATGATTTCGTATACATTATCAAGACGAAATTTGATGATATTCTTCAGGACGGTGGCTATAACCCTACATCAGTTCTCAGTTGGCTTATAAAGAACGGTCACGTTGAAACAAGTGGCGACAGAAAGACAAAAGTCAAGAAAATAGGCGGCATTTCAAGACGTTGCATATGGCTGAAATGGACACAGGAATGGGAAGATGTCAAAGGCGAGGAATACGAAAAGTGTCCTTTCTAAAGGGTACCAGGTTACCGAGGTTAACGCATTTTTTAACACTCCTTATATAAAGTAAAAAAGTTGTGACAACATTTTTTAGTCCTATATAGAAGTACCAAAATTATGGTAACTTGGTAACCTTACCTTATAAATGGCATAGATAAGCCATTTTTAAGGTTACCATACTATGGTCACGAATGGTAAATAAGGTAACGAAAAAGATAGATAATGGTTATTATAGGGGAGATGGAAGGTATGATTTATATAACAATTATAATTGTGGTGTCTATTATATGTGAATGTATTACAAATTGTCGAAAGAAATAGGAGGAAAGAATGAAAATTAAAGTTATAGTAAACGTTGATATTGACGAATTGAATTTATCTGTTCGTGCTTGGAATTGTTTAAGACGAGCTAAGATAGATACAGTGCAGGACATTGTTGATAGATACGATAATTTAAACAAGGTCAGAAATTTAGGACAAAGGTGTTATGATGAAATAACAGAAAAGATAAAGCCATATGTTGAGTTTGTTGACAGAGTTTATACCACCAACTATGACCGCATAAAGTCAATGAGTGTGGAGGAAATGGCAGAGTTCTTACTAAGAATAAACGATATAGATAATAGCATTTCATTTTGTCAAAATAAGAACGAATGCAACGAGATGCTCAATAGCGACAAAGAAATACCTGAAAAAATGTGTTCTGCTTGCATGAAACAATGGCTGCTTCAGGAAGTGAGCGACAAATAAGGAGATACATATGAACATATCACAAATCAAAAAGACCGCAGCTGATTTGGCAAAGCGGTGTTATAACGAAAAACAGTTTGAAATAGAGAATACAAACGTAACAAACTCTGCTTCAGAATGGTATCTGATAGTGATGTTGGCTAATATTTATTACAACGTCTTTGCCGGGCTATACACCAGAGCACAGGCACAGGCAGCACAACGTGAGCGGATAGAGTTTGTGAGGGATAATCCACAGATGTTTGAGTAAGGAGGAAGATATGAAAGCATATAGAAACAGTAAGGGTCACACTATGATGGTCCTAAAGGATAATGACGGCGATTATGGTGTATATGTGAGAAAGTCGGATAAGGAGGATATGAAGCCTACTGCATCAAAGTATCCGCACAGAGCTACAAGAAAAGAGGCTGAAGAGGACTTGGTCGCTATGGTATATCGGTCAAGGGAAAAGACGTGGAGAGAGGTGGAAGTGTGACATTAAAGGAGTTATCACAGTTGTATTATCTTAATCGTGAAATTGAGACGGACAAGCAAAGGCTCGAAGAATTACGGGCTAAGGTTTCAGGTGCATCAGGAATAAATATAACGGGTATGCCGGGAGGGGGCAATAGCGAAAACCAGTTAGAGCGATACATAGCTGAAATTGTTGACCTTGAAGGTATCATATCAGCAAAACTGACACAGTGTATGCACGAGCGGAATAGACTTGAGAGATACATAGCCGAGATACCTGATAGCTTCACGAGGCAAATATTTACACTGAGGTTTGTAAATGGATTAAGCTGGGTGCAAGTGGCTCATAGTGTGGGAGGAAATACGGCGGATAGTGTGAAAAAGGTTTGCTACCGATATGTAAAAAGTTGTGTAGAATAAAAAGTTGTCCCTTTTGTCCCGAATATATGTGATATAATATATACTGAGATTAAAGCACAAAGGGCAGTCAAAACAAAGCTGCCCTTTTCTGATGCTGAAAAGAGAGGTAGTGAAGTTGGCAAATGAAGAAAATTTGATACCACTAAACAAACGAACAAAGAGCGAACAAAGAAAAATTCAATCAAAAGCCGGCAAAAAATCAGGTGAGGTCAGACGTGAGAAAAAGCAACTCAAGGACTGTATGTCAACCTTGCTTGGCTTAGATATAAAAGACCCACAGATGCTTAATACATTTGAGCAGATGGGAATAGACGATAAGTCAAATAAAATGCTTGTGACTTTGGGATTGTTTAATGCAGCAGTTTCCGGTGATGTGAAAGCATTTAAAGAGATAAGGAATTTAATTGACGAGGATAATGATAAAAACTTATCTGAGTTAGATGCAGTACTTGATATGATTGAGGGTAATATATAATGGCTTTTTCAGAGAAACAGAAAGAATATTTATATAATGCTACTCACCGTTGGAACGTCAAAAGCGGTGCTACACGTTCCGGAAAGACTTATCTTGACTACTTTGTTATCCCCAAGCGCATACGTGCTGTAAGTGGCAAAGACGGCTTGACTGTTATCCTCGGCAATACAAAAGGAACTCTGCAAAGAAATATCATAGAGCCTTTACAAAAGATATGGGGTATGAATTATGTATCAGATATTCGCTATGACAATACTGCTTATATGTTCGGTGAAAAGGTACATTGTCTGGGAGCCGATAAAATAAATCAAGTCGACAGGCTTAGAGGTTCAAGTATTAAATACTGCTACGGTGATGAGGTTGTTACATGGCATGAAGATGTATTTGGAATGCTTAAATCCCGTCTTGATAAGGAATATAGTAAATTTGATGGTACGTGTAATCCGGAATATCCGCAGCATTGGTTTAAAAAGTTTATTGATAGCGATGTGGATATATTCTTACAAGACTATGCAATAGACGATAATCCTTTTCTACCTGAAGAAGTAAAGGAAAACCTAAAACGTGAATATTACGGAACTATATTCTACGACCGTTATATTCTCGGTAAATGGGTAAATGCAGAAGGATTGATTTATAGACTATTCGCCGACAATACCGAAAAATACATAATAAAAAAATCCGATTTGCCGACATTGCATAGCTTTACCATAGGCGAGGACTTCGGCAAGAATAAGTCAGGTCATGCAGTGGTATTAAGTGCAATTGGCTCAGATGGGCGGTTATATTTTTTAAAAGCTATATTTAAAAAAGCAGAGGGTACACTTGTTGAGGATATTGTTGATTGGAGTGTGGACACCTTCGAAAAATTCTTCGAAGATTATCCATACTTTTTTGATGTTTACCCGGACAGCGCGGAGAGTAGTTTGATTAACTCTATTCGTGCAAAGAGCCGCTTTAGAGTTTATCCAAGCATCAAGCCTGAGATTATAGACCGTATAAGGCTTTTAAATAGGCTTTTTTCAACTGACAGAGTACGATTTGTTGAAGGTGAATGTGAAGAGCTTGTGAAGGCTTTTTCTGAAGCTATGTGGGACGATAAAAAACTGATAGACGAGAGACTTGATAACGGTACTTTTAATAACGATATTATAGATGCGGCGGAATATAGCTTTGCATACAATATGCATTACTTTGAGAGGAGTTAAAAATGTTTGAAAATATAAAAAATCTAATCAAAAGATTGTTTTCACGAAAAAGAACGGTCATGAGCGACCAACAGCAAGCCGAGAACGAGGCTTATAATGATGAGTATATGGACACCTCAAAAATAAACTTCAATGCCATATTCTCTAACAGTATTTCGACATTAACAGTGTCGGACTGTACTTGTGAGATACCTGCTAATAATAAAAGAGCAGAGCTACTGAATGAAGTCTTGCAGAGTGTATGGAGTAAAATTAAAAAGATTACTTCAAAAGCTCTTGGTACCGGCGGTTGTATAATTGTTCCATATGTAAGCGGCGGCAAGATATTTTTTAATACTATAAAACAAAATCGTTTGATTATAAACAATGTTTTGGGCGATAAGATTACTGCTGCAACAGTTATAGCAGAAAGTTTGACAATAAATGATGCACTATATTACCGCCTTACAAATTATGAGACAGCAAATAACACGTTGTACATAACCCATAAGAGCATAAATGCATATGGGGCGGCGGCAGTAGTAGAAGAATGGGAAAACATTCAGGACATTGCAATAGCAAACGTGGATAGAGTTCCGTTTGGGTTTATAAAATCGCCTGTTGATAATCGAAAAGAGTCTGATGATTACGGAGTACCAATTACATATGGCTGTGATGATATTAAAGAGCAGATAATGGAGTGCTTAAAGCAGATACGTAAGGAATTTAAGGCAAAGAAAGCAAGATTGCAGGTAGATGACAGAGCATTTGCAAAAGACCCAAAGACAGGCAAACCAATTGTAGAAGATGATTTATATATGGCGGTACAAGGTGACCCTGACCTATTTAATATCTTTGACCCTGCTTTTCGTGAAAGCTCATATCATGCAAGGTTGGATAAGCTTTATGGACTGTTCGAAAAGCAAGTGGGTACAGACAGAGGTATTTTGACCGAGCCGGAAACACGTGGAGCAACTGCAACAGAAATAAAAAATGCAGTGAAAAAAACCTTTGCAATAATAACAGACACCCGAAAAGCAATCGAAAAAGGCTTGGAGGATTTCATTTATGCTTGTGATGTGCTTGCGAATTATTATAATCTGACACCACCTGGCAAATATCAAATAAACTTTGATTGGGACTATTCACTTGTAGAAAACAGTACCGAAAAATGGCAGCAGATGAAGGACTTACAAGCAGTAGGTGGAATGAGCAAAGCTGAGCTTAGAGCTTGGCAAACTGGTGAAGATATTGAAACAGCTCAGAAGGCGGTTGACAAGATAGTGGAAAAAGAGCCTGATATACGGACCTTAGTAGGAATGAGTGATTGATATGCTAAACGAGCATCAAATTGAATTACTTCCCGAACGCATATATCAGCGGCTTAACAGGATAAATACGGAATGCCTTGTCAGTATAGGCGAGGTTATAAAAGAGATTGGCGAGCTTCGCCCGAAAGACGTGCATCAGCTGCAACAACTATATAATTACGGTGCAGATGTTGATAGGATTACAAAGGAACTGGCGGCGGCAGATAAAAAGAATATTGCTGAAATATATGAGATATTCGATATTGTGGCCAAGGAGAATTATAATTACTCTGAGCCATTCTACAAAGCAAAAAACAAGCCATTTATTCCGTACGAAGAAAATGAAACCTTGCAGAGATATGTCAAATCTCTTGCAAAGCAGACTGTTGACGAATATGTGAATTTAACTCAGCATACAGCTTTTGCGGTTTTTGATAAGGATAAGAAATCTATTGCACCTTTGTTTGAAGCAAATAAGAACAAGGCTGCAACCTCTTTGTCTGAAACATATACCAAGTTAGTAGACTATGCAGTATCTAAAGCACAAATAGGCGTGACGGACTATAATTCTGCTATTTCTGATTTGCTTGAAGCCTGTGCAAAGAGCGGCATAAAGACTGTTGACTATGCAACAGGCTATACAAGGCGGTTAGATACAACTGTAAGGCAAAATGTTCTGTGGGGTATCAAACAATGCAACCAAAATACTGCTGACTTTATCGGTGAAGATTTTGGGGCAGATGGCTACGAAATATCGTATCACTCCCACCCAAGACCGGAACACGCGGATATGGGTGGCGGACAATTTGCAAAAGGTAAGGCACGAACTGTCAAGGGTGTATATTATCCGTCATTTGAGGAAGAAGCAGAGTCATTGCTTAATGATTTTGGTTGTCTTCATTTTAAGTTTTCAATTCTTCTTG